TGAAAAGTGGAAAATAGAAACAATTGCAACTATTGGTAGTCAAGATGCATTCAATCAAGAGTTTAATTGTGAGTTCCTAGATTCAGGGGAAAGTTCCATTAATGATTCATTATATGAAAAACTTTCTGTATATATTAGACAACCCATATACTCTATGGAAGAGAATATGTACCATATTTGGGAAGAACCTTCAGATAATAAAATTTATGTAGTGGGGGTTGACGTAAGTGAAGGTATAGACAAAGATGCTTCAGTTATACAAATAATGGACATAACAGATTTAACTTGTATAAAACAAGTTGCATGTTATAGTAACAATGGAATATCTCCAGTTAACTTTACAAGTAAGTTAAATGAAATTTTAACCCAATGGGGTAAACCACTTGTTTGCATAGAGAGAAATAACTGTGGAGCTCAAGTTGTGGATGGGTTAAGAACACAATTTGAGTATGATAATATAGTATCATGGGGGGCATCTACAGCAGGTAGAGAAAAATCTATGCTTGGTATTATATCTCATACAAATACAAAATACGCAGGCATTACTAATATGAGATATTGGGTTAACCAATTAGAAGTTGTGCAAATTAGAGATTTAAGTTTATTAAAAGAGTTTAAGTCATTTGTAAGACATGCAAATGGTACCTGGTCAGCTAAAAAAGGCGCTGGCTATCACGATGACAAGGTAATGTCTTTAGTTTGGTCTCTTATATTATTAGAGAAAGGATTAGCTGAAAGATATTTTGAAATCATACAAACTGACTTCAATGGCAGACCTTTAAAATTAAGGTTACACGACTTTGGTATTAAATATTTTACTAACTCTAACTCTTTTTATAATGATAAAAACGGTGGCTCCTCAGCAATGCCAACGCTTATGTCAGATAAAGAGCAAGGTGATGACGATTTAACAGCGTTATTAGCAATGGGTTACAAACCTCTAAACTAATGGCAGATCAAACAATATATCAACAATCTACATTAAACAAAAGTAGGAAAGACAAATTTCTATTAGTGTTTACTTTACCCCCTATATTGAGAAACTATAATACTAATGATTTATCAGTTAGAGAGCAAGGCCTTGTCAATCAAAATTCAGTTCAATTCTCAGTTTATGGTTCAGTTATACCTCAAATTAGTGTACCAGAAGTAACAGCAGGTTATTCAGGCCAAAATTATAAAGCTTCATCTAATAACAGACCACCATATGATAACATATCCGTTAACTTTACTGTTGATAATCAATTTAACAATTATTGGATGTTATATACATGGCTTAACTTATTAAATGATGAAGAACAGTCATTATATGATGCTAACCAAATAGTACCAGATCAATCTATAGTAAAAAAATCTGGTACATTAAATCCAAAATTACAACCTCAAGCTTATCAAACAGATTTAACTGTTTACGGTAAGGATGAATTTGATAAAAACATTATTAAATTTACTTACACTAAAGCTTTTCCAGTTTCTTTAGGTAGTATTGATTACAATTATAGAGACCCAGGTGAGATGGAAACAACTTTTGAATTTGCGTTCTCTCAATTCTTCGCAAGTTTAATATAAAAAGTTGTTCCAAAAAATATAAATAATAACATATGGCTCTCTCAATTACGTCACCCGGTGTCCAGATCAATGAAGTTGATCTAAGCAGAACATTAAACATACCGACTGGTACAAGCATTTTAGTTGCCGGCTATGCTCCCCAAGGCCCCACAGATGAAATTCTTACAGTTACAAGTCTATCAGAATGGGAAAGTATTTTTGGAACCCCAACAAATGCAGCAGAAAGATATTTTTACGAGACAGCACAGCCTTTATTTTTAACAAACGCAACAGTAAACGCATATAGACTACCATATGGAGCTAATCAAGGTCAAGGATTTGGTTCTAATTATGGCGCATTAGTATATCCAGTAACCCCAGTTGATGTAAATTATAGTAATGGTACTAATGCAAATTACGGCTACACATTAAACACATTCAATGCACTTTCATCCAATGTAATGTATGTAATTGGTGCACCAACACATTTTGAACTAACCCCAGATCAATATAATAACTTACAAGGTGGTAATGGAATTGCTTGGAGCAATATTCCATATACACAATTTGATAGTATATCTTCTTTTGCTAATGCCGGTATTGTTGTCTTAAACAATGGACAAACATCCATTAATAATAACTTTGCAGGATATTACTTAGGTATAGCTGATAATTCAAATATTAGTCCAGCTTCTAACTTTACAGACTTGTTAGCTGTTAATTCATTATTATCAGCTACGTATGAAACAACTAATTACGTACAAGTACCACAAACAAGATTATCATTTGCATTATCTTCACAATCAGAAAATTCATACGCTTATTCAAACAACAATGCAACATCAAATATTGGTTCAAGTGTATCACAAGTATTAGAAACAACACCAACATTTAACATTGGTACTCCTACATTTAATGACACGTTAATATTTGGATTGTTTAAATTAACGCAATCTAATTTTAACCCAACCACGACTCAATTAACATATTCATATGCTGAAAACGCAGTTGGTTCATTAGATTATTGGAGACAAATTAACCCATCAAATGGTGGAGCAGCAAAAAGCTTCTTCATTCATAATGTAAATGATGGTTCTCCTAATATTCAAATTGCAGTTAACCCATTTATTTCTCATAAAAACTCCAGTACATGGTTAAACAATGTTGGTGTTCCTACAAATTTTGCAAGAACAGTGACATCAGGATACCAAACAGTGCAATCAGCAACAACATTACTGCAACAATTATCAACCCAGTACGGTATTACAAATGCAACTACAGCTGCAGCGCAGGTATCTATACTAGCAAATTCTCTTAACGGTATATATAACAACCTTACATCTGTTAAAGGTGGTAGCGTTGATGCTTTATTCCCAGTTGGTTCGTTTAACAATACAAACCTAACCACAAAGGATTTAGGCACCATTCCAGCCAAACTTAACAGACTGTTTAATATAGCTTCTGATGTTGAGCAATATAATATTGATATTGTGGTAGATGCAGGTATGTCAACAATATTTGCAAATAGTCAATACTTTAATAATACACCTCAATTATCATCATCTAGTATATATTTTGATGATACAATTGTAGTTACATCAATATCTGGTTTAGCAGTAAACAATCTTAATGATGTTAAAGGAGCATCTAGAGATTATCTAGAAGCTTGGGGTGAAATCTTTAATCTTTACACAGGGTTCTCTGAACAAACAAGGAAAGATTGCTTGTATATAGCTGACTTACCAAGAAACATTTTTGTACAAGGTCAAAATTACCTTACGCTATCTAATCCAGCTAATAACTTTCCACAAAACATTTATCTACCAACCCAAAATATCTTAGCTCCATGGGCTTCAAGTTATGCAACAACATACGGTAATTGGGCTAGAGTGTTTGATAATAATTTAGGTCAATTTGTCTGGGCTCCATTCTCTGGTTTTGCAGCAGCTAATATGGCTAGAATGGATACAAACTTCCAACCTTGGTTTGCACCAGCTGGATTTACAAGAGGTAATTTAACAGGAACAGGCATTACTGATTTAGCAGTATTTCCAAATCAAAAACAAAGAGATCAATTATATAACATTGCTGTTAACCCAGTAGCGTTCTTCCCAAATGAAGGGTTTGTAATATACGGTCAAAAGACCCTATTAAAACAACCAAGCGCATTTGATAGAATTAATGTAAGACGTCTATTCTTAAATCTTGAAAAGGCTACAGCTTCAACAGTTAAATTCTTCGTATTTGAACCTAACACAGTATTGACTAGAACAAGAATTATCAATACTTTAACACCTTTATTCACAAATGCTAAGAACACTGAAGGTTTATATGACTTCTTAATTGTATGTGATGAGCGTAACAACCCACCATCAGTTATTGATGCAAATACATTAGTCGTTGATATATACTTAAAGCCAGTTAGAACGGCAGAGTTTATTCTTTGTAATTTTTATGCAACACAAACAAGTATGAATTTTTCAGAGCTTGTAGGCTAAAAAATTATTCAAAGGCATTGAAAAATGCCTTTTTTTATATTAAATAATTTATATTAGATAACTATTACGCTATTATGAACAATACCGGTATATACAAAATTATAATTGCTAATTACTTTTATTTTGGATCAGCTATTAACTTTAATATACGCAGAAAAGCTCACATATATTTACTTAAAAATAATATACATTTTAACCGTAAAATGCAAAACGCGTATAACAAATATAAACAATTTGATTTTCAAATAATAGAATATACTCAAAAAAATAATTTATATAAAATTGAACAACAATATGTTACAGAACATATTAATAATACTAATTGTTTAAATCTTAATAGAATTACTGGGCCTGGTATTGTATATGAAAGAACACCTGAAATTATTGCAAAACAGTTGGCAACTAAAATATTACGAGGTAGATTTGGTGGTGCAAATAAAAACTCATGGAAGGCTGCTACAAT